ATATGTGGTGCAGCCCTTGAGCTTACCTCTCCATGCCTTCATGTAGATGTCCTTGAACTCATTGAAGGTAACACCGTCACCTACGTTGATGGTCTTACTGATGGCACTATCAATGAACGGCTGGACTGCTATCTGCATGTCCAAGTGTTGATCAGTTGTTAGCTCGTCAGCTGTCTCACCTTTCAATCCTGTGAGGGCGTACACATAATCTTTGACACGTACGATGCTAAGTGTATGCCCCATCATGACAGTACGGTCAACCTCGTGTGCGAACACAGGCTCAAGGCCACTGCTTATGTTGTCGGCACCGAAGCTAATAGTACCACACGGTGCTATGCTGGTCAGGTGGCTGTTACGTATGCCGTACTTACTTATTAGCTTTTGTAGTGCGTTAGGTAACGCCTTAACGTGGGCAGTATTGAGGTACTCTTTCGTGTACCCAGGGAAGTGACCCTTCTCTTTGGCGAGGGAGCAGCTGGCTTCAATTGCCGTGGTGCTAAGGGTCTTAGCCACCTTACGGACGAAACGAACTGCTTCCTTACTGCTATACCTGATGCCGCATAATGTTAGGGCGTTTGCTAAGCCAGTGAAGCCTAGCCCCATACGCCTCTTTATCTTTGCTTCTAGTTCTTGTTCTGGTAGAGGATAACTCGTACGATCAATCACGTTATCCATAGCTCTGACCACATAGGGTATGTCAGCCTTAAGTAAACCGTAGTTCATACTTCCAGAACCTACGTACTTGACAAGGTTGAAACTACCAAGGAGACAGGCCCCAAACGGAGGAAGCGGTTGCTCTCCACAAGGGTTACTGGCTTCAATGGTTTCACAATAGTTGAGGGGATTCATCTCATTGATACGATCTAAAAATAAGACCCCTGGCTCTGCCCAATCGTAGTTAGACCGCATGATTTCATCCCATAGTGCAGATGCATCCACACTATCGTGGACAACACCGCCGAAGGTAAGATCAAACGACTCACCAGTCCTGACGCATTCCATGAACTTATCTGTAATGCCAACACTGATGTTGAAGTTCTTAAGTGATACTTCATCACGTTTAGCACGAACAAACTCCTCTATGTCTGGGTGATCGACACGTAGCACTGCCATCATGGCACCACGGCGGTGTCCTACCGAGCTAATAACCTCACATATCGCATTATAAATTCCCATGAACGATACAGGCCCACTAGAACTAGAGCCAAGGGATGCAATAAGACTATTGCGAGGGCGAAGCCCACTAAAGTCATAGCCAATTCCACCGCCTCGACGCATTGTCTCAGCTGCTTCGGTAGCCCGTTGCATGATGCTCTCCATGCTGTCTTCGATCTGACCAGACACAAAGCAATTGAATGCTGTAACATCTCTTGGACTCCCCATTGATATCTGCACACGCCCAGCGGCCATGAACCGTTGGTGCATGAGGATAGACTTAAGTGCTTGACGGTGTTCCTCGTTATCAGCCATAGCTGCTGACTGTCTGGACATAGCCTCTACGAATGGCTCGTTAGGTAGCCTGTGCTTAGTAGTATGAACAGCGTCACAGGCTGGTACTTGTGGTCCGTACATCTATGTGTTCTCCCTATTCATCTGTACGTAGTTGAACTGTGATTCCATCCTAATGGATAAGGCTGTTACTGATAACTTCGCCATGACGTATGTCTTCCTCTAATGGTATGGCTATACTCTTAAGTACTAAGTCACATGCTTGAATAACGTAGTGGTACCTACGATCTGAAATGTTTGGTATATCTAACTCACGGGTTAACCTAATAAATAGGTTGAACCGATTAACTAAGATGTCAGGGTTAAAGAGGTTTATGTTTTCGTTATCATCAATCTCTTCACTCTCCCAAGGTAGCTTCATTATGCTTCCCCTTTCGTGTGTATTTGGTCTTGTCAGCTATGACACGTTGCTGGTACTTACCTGAATGTAGGTCAGTGACAATAGGATTATCTGCTAGGCCTAACTCTCTACGCCTACGTAGGGTTAGTTTAATATTCCGCTTCCTCATAGTCCTCTCCTAACACATCGTTCAAGAAGTAAATAAACCTTTCACTATCATTGTACAACAACTCAAGTGCTATGTCAATAACTTCTTCAGCTGATAGATCAAGAGTGTCAGCTAACTCAGGTCCTGTGAAGCGGTCAAGGATTCGCGATCTTAGCTCGTCTGGTTCTACCCTTATTAGTACTTCGCTTATTAGTACTTCGTTTAGCATTACCATATTCCTTTTGTAATGTCTTGATTGATACGAATTGCGGATCGTATCGACCGTCCTCAACGTCACGTTTGATGACCACACCTGACCACCAAAGTGCTTCTGACTGTGCGTTGTTCCACCCACTGAGGTAGTCCTGATAGCAGCCAGCTACCAACCCCATGATGCGCTTGCCTGATGCATCCACTGTTGATGCATAGTCAATAAGGTGGCTATGCCCAGCGGTACAGCTGTGGTGCTGCTTGTTGATCAGGGACTTGGCGGCATTCTCACCACCGACAGGCCTTCCCATAATACCGCTAGTAAAGTAATGACTATAAGCCACGCCATCCACGATGGCTGGTTCGAGAAAGGGATAGAACTCCCACCCGAACTCGTCATATTGCAGATCAAATAGACCGATAGTGCCATCAAGCACAGCGTCACACTCCACAGCCTTAACGATACGATGCTCATGATTGCCCTCCAACATAATGAAACGAGGCAGCTTCTTCTTAGATCGCTTGATAGCATGGAAGAGCCTCTCTTGTGCATCCAAGGTACAGTCAATGTCGTGACGATACCGCCTACCTTCGAACCCTTTTGTGCCTTTGTCGTAACTACACAGGCTAGGCATGTCAGCCATGTCGCCTAGGTTAATCACAACATCTGGCTTGAGGTCCAGTATCAACTTACCCAGCCATTCGAACCGCTCATTATGGTGGTCCGGATGTGCATGTTGATCTGGGATTACCAGATGGATAGTCATTGTGTCCACTCCTTTGGTATGAGCTTGTCAGCATAGAGGAAGCCGTGCTTCACACACCAGTCTGCGTATGTAGTCTTACTACCCTTGTATAACTTCTTCTGGGAGTTGCTAAATACGAACCGTATGTCTAAGTGAGGCAGCTGTTCCTTGACAAGCAGGTGTTTCTTTCTATCGTCACTGCTGAATAGTCCCTTCGCTTCGATGATGACACCGTTGGTCAGGGTGAAGTCAGGGGTATAGGTGTGGTTGGTGACCGGCTTGAAGTACTTGATCTTAAGCTTCTCGTACTTAAACCGTATCTTCTTATTGGATAGGTCAGTAGCTATGTGCTTCTCCAAACCACTCCTATACTTCCCTGCCCTCTTGTATTGTTGGTAGTACATCAGACAATATCAATCTCTTTACCATCCCATGTGAAACCAAGGTTCTCGATAGGCCACCCTGCACCAGCAAGGAACTTCTTGAACTGAGATAGTGGACCTGTTGGTGATATTAAGAAGGTACCATCAGGGTACTCCTGTTCGCTTGTTACCACAACATCCTCACCCATACGATAAGTAAGGATAAAGATTTCACTCCATTCATTCTCCATATCTACTTCTCCTGTTCAAACACATCAGGTTCACGTTCAACGGTAGTTAACCAACGAGGCCCGTTACCATACAGGAAGAGCCGCAGCCCTACCCCGTCATTGACATCAGACCAACAGCCATCTTTAAACGAACAGTAAGAGCACTGTATATTGAGCTTCATGTTGCCACTCTTACCGTCAGCAACAGGTTCGAAGCACCGTTCAGGTGGTTCAGGTTGTGCCACTACCTCTTTCATATGCTTGATACGATCAGGTACGTTGATCATATCCATCTCATCCACTGGCATAAGTGCCAGCTTGCTATTGTTCTTGTTCAGTGCCAGGAAGGCGGCTTTCGTTGTGCCCTTAGCATGAGCGTATGAACTGATCTGGGCCATATAGCCGAAGGGATCGTTGCCTTCATCAGCCAACGTGCCTTCCTTGAACTTCTTAAAGCCGTAATCAGATGCACTTTTAATGTCAGTAGGCACACCGTCAATCGACAAGTCCATATGTCCCAGTACACCTTCAATCTCCAACTCAGCTTGCTCATCAGTAACTTCATGTCCGCTCTCCTTGACTAAGTAGACTAGTAAGGCCTCAACTATATCACCCCATAAGAACTTAAGCCGTGTGTCAGCACTCAGTAGTTCCTTCTCGACACCACCGTTGATCTCGTAATACAGCTGACGATCAGGCTTACCTAGGTTAGACATGCGAAGGTAGCTGTCACGCTCCCTTTTGTCGGGGTCCATCTGCCTTCGTACTGCGTAATCAATAGAGCATACAAACTCCTCTAAGTTCTTAGCGTCAGGTTTGTATCCTTCATCAATCATGTTCATGATATCAGGTACTACTGTATCAATCTTCATAACCCACGTCTCTTTTTGATATCTTCAGACGCTATGTGTAACATGTCAGAAGCTTCACTGAGGTTTTTATAGTCAGAAATCCACATGTCCCCTTCACATTCATGCATGGTATTAATAGGTTGTCTGACTAGAGGTGACACTAACATTATGAAGTCTTCGTAAGGCATCTGCTCATGCCAGTTTGACTTAACGTTACCCTTCTTAATCTTCATGTTGTATTCCTTTCGTATTTAAAGGAGTCCGGTATACCTGCCTCTCGCCGGCACCCAGGGGCTATTACATCTGCTGCCTATTCGATAACCCTGGCCCATTTGATTCAATTAGGTGAGTGGCTGAAACTTCCAAGATGTCGACGCTCTGGCTACTAACTACCCACCTAAACCCTACTTAGTCATCATCGAAGGGGTCATCACCATCCTCACTGGCAACGTCTTCACCCCAGTCATCATCCTCATCGTCATCATCCATAACCTCGTACTTGACGAGGTCAGTGATCATGATCTTGGTGATGCCAGCACTGATGCCAGTACCGAACTTGTTGTTCCATTCGAAGGCATTGACCTTAAACTTAGCCCTGGTACCGTTGCCGATCTCATCAGCCCCTACCTGTTCGACACCATCCTTGAACACGATCTTAATGGGGTACTGTGACTTAGCAGTGATGAAGGTACCTTTCATAGGCTTCTTCTCATCCGTATTGTTATCAGTGCGTAACTTAATGCCTTCACCCTTCAACGTCTTGGCCGCTGACTTGTCAAGGTTACCGAGATCAACTTGATACTTACCAGACATCTCGTTCTTACTGGCTAGGTTGGCCCAGTACACTGTTCCTTCTACGATAACACTCATGATATTTCCTTTCTACTCATTGTCTATAGTTATAGTATACGCCCTATGCGTAAGGCTGTCAACACTTAATGTGTCTCTGCCCATGTCAACCCCGTAGTGTACGATGCATCAAGGGGGCAGTTGAGGTTGAAGTGTTCACCCGCCCTGATGATTGCTTTGACGATGAGGCTACCTACCTCATCAGCCTGCTCCTTGAGTACCTCTACTTGGAACTCATCGTGTACTACTGCTACCATGCGAGCATCAAGGCCACGCTTGCGTACCCACATGTGCCACAGTAGCATGGCATACTTCATGATGCATGACTCAGCACCTTGAAGGTAGCACGACAGTGCATAGTGTGCACTTTTGATCTCTATTTGTCTTCCGTCGAGGCCAGCCATTCTTCCAAGTCTAGCTGCTTTGGTAGCTCGCCCTTTGAGTCTAGCAAGAGCCGGGAGATCATCAAGGAAAGCGTCTTTAACTCTTCGTCCATCGACTGTACTTCCTCCAATAATAAGGCCCACCTTCTCGTCACCAGCCCCAAGTAACCATGCATATATGAAAGTCTTTGCGATGTCTCGTCCACTCCACTGCTGTTTATCATCGTTCCATATTCCCTTGTCTATACCCATAGACTCTAAGTTCTTAATGTGGATGTCACCATTGACAACCTCTTGTGTATAATCAGCATCATTCATGTAGTGTGCTAGAATACGTAGCTGGATGCCATCAGCATCACAACCTAGAAGGATATGAGTATCGCTATTACCCACAGTGAAACAAGACCGGCATACATCTCCGTAGGGAGAGGCGCTTCCCGGTATATTAGCCATATTAGGGCCACGATGAGACATACGATGAGTAATAGCACCGATACTAAGACAATCCCCGTGTACTCTATTGTCATATCCGAGAGCATCTAACCATCCTCCTACTTCCTTGTATCTGGATGACAGCATGGCATACTCACCTACTTCCTTGAATTCTTGAGGTGCATCATCACTGATAGTAGCTAGGT